CCCTCATTGGCTTTCTTAGCGGCCTTAATGATACGTTGATATGTGTCAGCAATAGTGTGATGCGCCTCATCGACAACGATAAGATCAACCTTGGGCATGCGCTCAAGATTGTTCTCGCGTGAAAGGGTTTGAACCATTGCGAATACTGCATCACCGCCCCAGTCTTTTTGTGAAGCGTTGACATAGCTAGCAGATAGTTCAGGGTTCACACGTTGAAATTTTGTGGAGTTTTGTGAAACCAACTCATCCCGATGCTGTAAGATCAGCACATCTTTCGACACATCACGACGCTTACCCACCAGAGCGGAAAGCATGATTGTCTTTCCGGCCCCAGTGGGTGCGACTACGAGTGTATTACCGTGCTTGTCCAGAGCATCAGAAGCGTCGTTGATTGCGACTTCCTGATACGGACGGAGCAACATGATGTTACCCCACTCTGTATCTGTACGTTGGCTTCTCGTACTTCTTGCTTATCTTAACACCAGACTTCCTAATACCAGTCATCTCCTGATATATGGTGCCCTTCTTCTTGCCTGTACTCTCTGCCATTTCAGCCACACTCGCCCCTTTTTTACGAGACATGAGCCTTAATGACTCTCTGCAATAATTAGGAACGGAGTAATGTTGCTCCAGCTTGTCTAACTCAGCGACTTGCTTTTGAACGAAAGTGGGGGGATTTACGGCCCCGGTTCCCCCCTGTACCGAGTTTAGCGACCTCTGATGGTTGCCGCCAAATAATTGCTTCAAAAAACTTAACGCGCCCATGGTGGTGTTACCTCCTGTGTTTGTACCGGTGCAGAAACAGCGGCCTGTGGTACAGGAGTGGGTGCGTGTGCAGCTTGTGGTGCTACACCCCCAGAAATAAACTCTTGCGAGTCTGGGGTCAACACAACCTTAATCTTGTTCTTGTCGGGGTAACCGTTGTTGCCCTTTTCAATCCCAATCTTAAAGCAAATCTCCATGCCCATTAGAACATGCACACCGGTAATTGTTGCACGTTTCTGGAGCGCTTCAGGACTTGTGTCGTCCTTCTTCAATCCATAGGCGCTATCAACCATACGCTTGATTGTCTCTAGCCCAATGCGCTTGGCTATCGGGTAGCCGTTTGCATCAAGCTTGGCCCCATCAACAAAGATGTTCTGCCAAATCTTGCGCTTGTCAAACTCACCACCAACGATGGTGATTTCGATAGGCATCCACTTTGCCCCACTAGCAGAAGACTTAAAGTATTGTCCGCCACCAAGTTCAGGCACTTCCGTGTCGCCACCGCTTAATTTCACAATACCCCGCACAACGGTGTTGTCTGGGAGTAACGCAAATTCAGTCTTTTGCGGCGCGTCATCATAGGTAAAACTGTTTAGGTCAAGGGTCATGTTAGCCTTCTCCTTCTGCAATATTGACCGTTGTTGGATTAACAAACTGCATTGTATCTGGACGTGGCCCAGACATTTTTTCAAACAGCTTGCCAAGGTGAGGCTCTTCGATAGGGGCCAACCTACCGCTCCTGTCTTTTGCAGGATATCCCCACTTGTTTAGATTGTCGCAAATGAAGGCGCGAAACATATTGCCCTCATCTGATGCGACTGTTGCCATCGTGATAACTTCATCAACGATGCCGGGTAATTCACGGCCTGTCTTTGCGCCTTCAATCTGAAGTTCGTAATTTAGCCGTCCATATTCGTCTGTCTTTTCGTCCAAGATGCCGACGAAAATCACATTCTTTTCACGAATATGTTGTAGATGTGTGAGCCACGCCATCATCTCACGACCTTGCGCACCATACACTGCGCGAGTGTCTAGTTTGCCGTTACGTTCTGATCTGGCTTCTGGCTGGTTCTGGTTGTGCGTAAAGCACAGCCGACCTGCTACAGTGATACTATCAACAAAGATCGTATCGTACTTTTGCAAGACAGCTTCTGGCTCACCATACATCTGCGTGACATATTCGTAATGCGCCATGCTGTACGGAGAGTCATCACTTAAAGCGGGGTTTCCGCCACCAAGGAAGCATGCAAAGTCACGGCACTCTTGCCAAGTGCGCGGTCTAATAACATCGACTTTACATCCTTCAATGGCGGCATCACCGGCTTCCAAGTCCATGAACAATGTCTTGTCCATATCCAAGGTGCGTACCAGTGATGTCTTCCCCACACCGGACTGACCGCAAATCACAATCTTGTGACCACGCTTTTCGGCCAGTCTTTCTTCGGCAGAGATAATTTGAAGCATTAGTTGGTATCCCTATCTTCAATGTTGACGGTTACGCCTTGCAGGTAAACAGTCCGTGCCTCAGATAGAGCGGACTGAATTTCTGGTGGCGCATTGTTATATTTGGTTTCGCCAATGCTGTACTTTACAGTTGCATAGTGACGAGCCGTGTCAGGGTCTATTCGATTGAGAATTTCAATCAGCTTTTCCTGATCCCAATCGACACGTTTTTTGAAATCAATAGTGACCTTGTGATTGCCAGTATTGATCGTAGTCTGACCAAAGTCCTTGCCCTGTTGGGCAAGCTGCATTTGGGCAGTCTCTTCAAACATGTCTTTGAGTGAGTTATTGACGATCTTCATAGATTGCTGAAGTTCATCAATTTGAGATTTGATCTCATCGCGCCTTTGTTTAAGGGACGAAAGATCATTGAATTGTGGAACGGTGTTTCCGTTCATGGCAGTCTCCATCAGTTGTGATCGCTAAATCATCACAAACATAATATCGCAAAGACTGCCTGTCAACTCTTTCTTGATAAAAATAATTCGATACCGTGTACGGCCTTCATCAATTTCTTTTTCAACTTAAAATCAGGTGTCTCAAATCCTTTAGCATCCTCAACAACTGTCTCTTCAGTTCCATCATCATCAACTTTTTTGTATCTAAAGTCTGCAACATATCGGCAAATCTTTTGATCATTGACGATGATCTCATACTTAACTTGTCTTTCAAGATCTTTAACATATCCACCACGCTCCATCGCTCTTAGCTCACCCCATCGCTGAGATTCCCACTTAGAATCAAACGTGATGCCATCGACAGTGGTTTTCTGTGCGCCGTACTTGTTCTTGCGTCTTGAGTAATACATGGTAATATGTGGGCTGTTGTGGGGATCTTTGGGAGATTTTGATGAAACAAGCAAAACAAGTCAAGTCTGTAGGTGTTGATATCGACACATATAATAAGCTTCGCGCTATGTCGAAGGAAGAACATAGAACAATTGGCTTACAGATTGCCAAGTTGGTCAAAGACGCATACGATAAAGATTATGGCAACAATGTGGCCACTATGGGTATTGGATCTGCTGCAAGGGGGTGAGTATGCCCTATGAATGGATGCTTATTCTTGTCACGGCGGTAGCGCCCACAGAATACAATGTGGCTGCGTTATCGCCTTTTGAAAGTTTGGATGAATGCTATCAGCAGTCTGTGCACATAGACGCCGACATTCAACGTGCAGACAATCAGGAAATGATGTGTATTAAGCTTGATCCTGCAAAGCTCTCATACGCGCAACCAAACGTTTTGCGCGGTTGGTGACCTGATCATACCAACGGCTGTCTACCATTTCGTCGGCGGCCCTGTTCCACTCTCTTGCATCGACGCCAGCCTTCATACCCTTGAATTTGGAGAGGCGCGGCCTGCCCATATTAAACATCATGTTGCAGATGATATGCTGACAGTCTTCGGGTAAATCATCGAAGTCTGAGTACAGAACTTTACAGTCCTCCAGCATCACCGCACAGTCACGAGCAAACAAGTGGCGCACACGTTCATCGCTGACAACAGTGCCGACAGGCTGACCATGCTCATCGTCACCTTCTACAATGAGGTGGCCAATTCCACAGGTGGGTAGTGCTAAGTGATCCAAATAAATGATGTGTTGCCCATCTTCGTTAAGCTTTACACCTTCATCGTCGGCAATCTCTTGCCGAAGTTTATCCATGTCCATTAAAGTAATCCTGCTGTTGCGCCACGAATACCAAGCGCCTGTGCTACCGCTGGGTTGTTTGTGGCCATTTGACGGAGGTTGCCACGACCAGCGTTAGTCGATCCTCTTGCGCCTATGGGTAACGTAGAACCAAATACATCTACTTGACCAATGCCAGATGCAGTAGATGGAGGCGCTACCGGAGCTACTTCTTCCGTTTCGACTATAGGGCCGGGGCGTTGAAATTGTGGATTTATACCAACCGCTCTTACACCGGCTTGTCTAATTGGCCTTTGTGTTGCCGCCATACCAGCTAACCCAGCATCTAGTGCTGAAGCTACTTTTCCTGCCGTTTGTTGTGCGTTGGCAGCGCCTGTTCCTTTTCGGGCGAAAGCTTTCATAATTCTAGGGTTAGCAAAAATCTTGGACGTTGCCTTCATCC